TGAAATGAAAATTCAGTATCTTAAAACGATTATAGATACACTCGAAGAAATAGTTAGTAACCTGAACTGGCGACACCAGACAATCGGTAACATGATACGCTGGAGGCAATTCGAAGCGGGAGCATAAAATGAAATGGTTTGATGAAGTTAGAGAAACCTTCAAAGTAAATAAGGTATATCAGTCACGTTGGGTATGGTATCACACCATCCTTGCGGTTGAAATATTTTTGACTAACATCCTACTTATCCTCATCCTGTTCAAGTTGTGAGTTTACCTAATACTATCACAGTCGGTCTCAAAGACCATTCTATGATGTTGGTTGACTGTGAAGCACACCAACTCCCAGAACTGCGCGACTACTTTTCTTTCTACGTTCCAGGCTATAAGTTTATGCCGATGTATAAGTCGCGCAAGTGGGACGGTAAAATCAAACTATTCAATCAGGTCACTCGCGAACTGAATGTTGGTCTATACGACCACTTGAAGAAGTTCTGTTCTGACCGTATGTATCCTCTCCAACTACAGGAGACCTCATACGGTCATCCCGCAAAAACTAATCACGTTCAACACCAGAATCTCATCAAGTTTCAGAGTGAACTAGGTCTACCTTTTGAACTACGCGACTATCAGTATGATGCAGTTACCCACAGTATCGAGAAAAAACGGGCGATTCTTCTGTCACCCACAGGTTCGGGTAAGTCATTTATCATCTATAATCTGTTGCGGTGGTATATCGATAACTATGATAAACAAGTTCTCATTGTTGTTCCCACAACAAGTCTGGTCGAACAGATGCATAAGGACTTTGAAGAATATGGGTTTGACCCTGACCTATGTCATAAGATTTATTCTGGTAAGGATAAGACGACTGACAAACAAATCGTCATCTCCACATGGCAATCTATCTATAAGTTTCCAAAGGAATGGTTTGAAAACTTCGGTTGCGTATTTGGAGACGAGGTGCATTTGTTCAAGGCAAAATCCCTGTCAGGTATCATGAACAAATGTCTCAACGCAGAATACCGTTTCGGCACCACTGGCACGCTCGATGGCACTGAAACTAATAAACTGGTATTAGAGGGTCTGTTCGGGCCAACTAAACGTGTCACTATGACACGGGATTTGCAAGAGAAGGGAACACTTGCGAAACTAAATATATCTGTCCTGTTGTTGCGATATCATAATGATGTATGTCATATGTTGAAGGACGCAACCTATCAGGAAGAGATTGACTATATCGTTCAGAACGAGAAACGTAATAAACTCATCACCAATCTCGCACTTGACCAGAAGGGTAACACTCTGGTTCTCTTTCAGTTCGTAGAGAAACATGGTAAGGTTCTCTTTGACATGATGAGAGATAAGGCAGAGGAAGGTCGTAAGATTTTCTATGTGTCGGGTGAGGTGGACGCAACTGACCGCGAACAGATTCGTGGTATCGTGGAGAAACAGAAAAATGCTATCATCGTTGCATCACTCGGCACTTTTAGCACAGGCATCAACATTAGGAATCTGCATAACATTGTCTTTGCTAGTCCTAGTAAGTCTCAAGTTAAAGTTCTGCAATCGATAGGACGGGGTTTGCGTCAGTCAGATGATGGGTCGGTCACACAACTCTACGACATTGCGGATGACATGCATATCAGGTCACACAAGAACTTTACCCTACGACACAGCGCAGAAAGAATCAAGATATATACCAAAGAACAGTTTCCCCATAAGATTTACAAAGTGGACTTAAAGTAATGCATGGATTGATGTTTGGCGGCTTTCGAGTTGGCATGATGAAAAGCATGTTCCAAAAAAGCAAAAAAGAAAGAACAGCAGACAGGACAAGTAGTAAATTTGGAAATGCATACGCAGGGATACAATCTATCCCCGATTTTTATCGAGCATTTGGCGCACATAGAGTCGCGACATATCTAAGAAAACAAGGGTGGGATATAGAATGTCTTGATTACATGTATCATTTTTCTGATGAAGAACTTCGTGAATATGTGGATAAAAGAATAACAAAAGATACTGTATTCATTGGCGTCAGTGTCATCTTCCAATTAGATAGAGATTCTGCCTCACAGTTTGTAAGACTCATGGAATATATTCGAAAGAAATGGCCGTGGGTAAAATTTGTTGCGGGTGGAGTAAAATCATATTGTATTACCTGTTTGCCTGGCGTAGATTATTATATCGCTGGAAACGGTGAATATGCGATGGACGCACTTTTAGGTCATTTGACAGCAGGGAAAGAAAAACCTATAGTAAAAAAATCTGAGACTGGATTAGAGATTATTGATGGATATGATGATTATGCATGTTACCCTAAACGAGATGCTGCGATATCTTATGAGGATAGAGACTTTATCAAACCTAATGAAATGTTAAATATTGAATTAGGTCGTGGATGTCGTTTTGCATGTAAGTATTGTTCATACCCCCTCATTGGATTAAAGGGTAATCAGATGCGTGATGGTGATAGTGTCCACGATGAACTGTTAGAAAACTATGAACGTTGGGGAGTAAAGAACTACTATATTACAGATGATACAGTAAATGACAGTAAACAAAAAATGAAGATGGTAGGTGATGCAGTAAGAAGACTTCCATTTCAAACACAACTTCATGGATACGCACGAGCAGACTTATTGATTCGTCACGGTAAAGAAACGTGGGATGACATGATTGCTGCGGGTTATACATCACACAGTTATGGTGTTGAATCATTTAATTATGAGTCAGCAAAGGTCATGGGAAAGGGAATGCCGCCCGAAGAGACAAAAGAAGGATTACTTGAGGCCGAAGAGTATTTTAACAAAAACTCTCCATACTTTTACACGGGTTCTATGACTATGATTGCGGGACTACCATTCGAGACATTTGAAACATTAGATGCAACGAAAGATTGGTTGAATAAGTATTGGTCTAATCACACTGTCTCGTATCTACCCTTATTTTTGCAACAGGACGATGGTAGTATTATTGATGAGATAGATAACACTATAACGAAAAATTTTATAGATTACGGTTACACTTTTTCAAGTGATATCACAATATTGAATCCTATTCATCGCGAATTATATAAAAACACTATCATGAGTAGAGACGGATTGAATCCTGAGAAAAAACGAATGTTTAATTATTGGATTCATCCTAGTGGTGACTATGACTGGTTTGACGCTTTAGAATGGGTAGAAGATTTTTTAGCTGAAAAATATATGAGACTTGGGCACGACCCTACATATTGTTTTCAGGGTCAACCCGTAGCAATGAAAGAATATGAAACACCTGAGAATTTCAAACACTATTACAAAGCAGATTCATGGCGATACAAACTAGATGAAATAGAGACGATGATGGAATTTCTTAATAACTACAAAAAGGAAAAGTTATCTTACATATAAATAGTTATGTAAAACGTAAGGATATACTATGGATATAAACGAAGAACAATACGAAATCAGACAATTCAAACTCGCATCAGGTGAAGAGGTTGTGTGTGAGATTATTCAATGGCACAATGAAGAAGAACTTGAGATTGTGGTTAGGAAACCCATGAAACTTGTTATGGGTGAAATGGCTGAAACAGGTGTTCGATATTATTCATTCCGGCCGTGGATGGTATATCAAGAGAATCCAGAAGACTTGATTGTCTTGAATGGCCATCATGTCATTGGTATTGGATTTCCACCAAAAACTCTCATCGCACAATATGATGAGGCAGTTGATGAGATGGCGCAGATGAATAAACAAAGAGAAATTGAGTATGAGGAAGCGCACCCCACTTCTAAAGATATTGAAAATATCACAAAGAAAGTAAAAGCATCTGCGAAAGGTATTGAAGATTATTTAACACTGTTGAAGAATGATAGTGATTTTAGTAATGTAATTCAGTTTGACCCTAAGAAGGTTCATTAGGAGTATTCAACCCTCCCCAAAAGGCAGCTTAAGTATAACATGAATTACAACTTTTGTCAAGCATTATTTTTAGTTGACATGAGAAAAAAAATGTAGTATAATATGAATTAAATCTGGAGAATATTATGACAAAAGTAAAACCAAAAGATAAACCACATTATGTAAATAATGCACAGTTTTCACAGGCAGTAGTAGACTATGTTACTCTGTTGGATAAAGAACGTAAATCGGGAAATAATAATCTACCCAAAGTTCCTGACTATATCGCGGAATGTTTTCTCAAAATCTGTGAGGGATTGTCGCACAAATCAAACTTTGTTCGATACACATATCGCGAAGAGATGGTGATGGATGCGGTAGAGAATTGTCTCAAGGCGATTGAGAATTATAATCTAGAGGCAGCGACACGCACGGGTAAACCAAATGCGTTTGCATACTTTACACAGATTTCATGGTTTGCATTTTTACGCCGTATTGAAAAAGAAAAGAAACAACAGGATATTAAGATGAAGTATATCAATCAATCTGGTATTGAGAACTTCCTCGACAATGAACTGGGTGATGAACAATCAGCCTCAGTCGCACAGGCATTTGTTGACCAACTTCGTATTCGGATTGATGAGGTCAAAGAGAAAGACTCTGAGTGGAAAGATATTGTTAAAAAGGAACGTAAGAGACGCACAGTCAAAGCGGATTCTGATTTAAGTAATTTTATTGTTGACTAATATTGTCAAGTTTGGTATAATAGGAAAATGAAAAATCTATCCTATCACGGGAAGACCCTTGAACAAGCGCAATGGGTTCTCGATTACTTCGGGACACCAGAGAAACGCGAGTTGTATAAGGACAACCTGTCTTTTCAACAGTGGTTGGAAGATTGTCAGACGATAGTGGATGCAAGGAGATTAGACTATTAATGGATAAAAAAGAAAAAGTGGCGCATCGCAAGTTGCGTAAAAAAGCGATTAAAATGCAGAACGTGAGTTCTGTAAGATTGAGTATGGCAGAGGCATTGAAGAGAGTCGCAAATGAAGATAGCAATCCTAAATGATACCCATGCGGGTATTCGCAACTCCTCTGACATCTTTATGGATTACCAAGAACGCTTCTACAGTGAGGTGTTCTTTCCACATTTGTTAGAGAAAGACATCAAACACATTTTACATTTGGGTGATTATTACGACAATCGTAAGACTGTAAACTTCAAAGCACTATCACACAATCGTAAAATCTTTCTTGAACCTATGCGTAAACATGGTATCACTATGGATATTATTCCAGGCAATCATGACGTATACTACAAGAATACAAACGAACTGAATTCACTTAAAGAGTTGCAAGGACACTATATGAATGAGGTCAACCTTGTTCTTGAACCAAGTGTATTAAATTATGATGGTGTAAAGGTCGCACTCATTCCGTGGATTAATCAGGAGAATGAGGAAGACACTCTAAAGTTTCTGTCAAAATGTAAAGCAGATATTGTAGGCGCTCACTTGGAACTGCAAGGGTTTGAAATGCAGAAGGGTATGCCATGTCAAGATGGTATGGACAAGAAACACTTTGACCGTTTTGAAATGGTTTTATCTGGTCACTTCCATGCAAAGTCATCACAGGGTAATATCCACTATCTGGGAAGTCAGATGGAGTTCTTCTGGAATGACTGTAACGATGCAAAGTATTTTCACACATTTGATACGGAAACAAGAGAACTTGAATCGATTCGTAATCCTATCACAATATTTGAAAAGATTTATTATGACCATGAGAATATGAACAAGTTCAAAGACCTATCATATCTTGATAATAAGTTTGTCAAATTGATTGTGGTCAATAAGGGTGACCCGTATGAGTTTGAACGTTTTGTTGACCGTGTGCAGGCGCAGAAGATTCATGAACTAAAAATCGCAGAGGACTTCAAGGAGTTCATTGGTGAGAATGTTGAGGATGAAAATATATCTGTAGAGGATACACAGACGTTAGTATTCAACTATATAGATGCTGTCAATACTGATTTGGATAGAGACCGAATCAAGAAAGAAGTATCTGACCTTATGAAAGAAGCACAAAGCATGGAGATTGTATAGATGGGTCTGGGATTTAGTGATGGGTTCAAACCACCCGAAGGATTTTGGGAACACTATTGTCACATTGAAAACGATATCATCGGAACTGAAATTGGTTATGAGTGTAACTGGTGTGGGATGACGGAAGAAAAAAACAAATCGCTTGACAACTCCTAACCAGTGTGATATTATAACTAAATGATTAACTTTGAAAAATTAAGATTCAAAAACTTTTTGTCAACAGGTAATAACCTTACTGAGATTGACTTTGATGTGTCACCTACCACTTTGGTAGTGGGACATAATGGTGCGGGTAAATCGACTATGTTGGATGCTTTGTCATTCGGTCTATTTGGTAAACCTCATCGTAAAATTTCTAAACCTCAACTCGTCAACAGTATTAATCAAAAGGGTCTGTTGGTCGAAGTGGAGTTTAGAATTGGTTCACAGAAGTATAAGGTTGTCCGTGGTATCAAACCTAACAAGTTTGAAATCTGGGTCAATGGAAATATGGTGAATCAAAATTCTCATGCACGAGAATATCAACTCATGCTTGAGAATAATATTATCAAGTTGAACCATAAGTCCTTTCATCAAATCGTGGTTCTTGGGTCTTCATCCTTTGTGCCGTTCATGCAACTTACCTCTCAAGCGAGGCGTGAAGTGATTGAAGACTTACTTGATATCAATGTGTTCAGTAAGATGAACGGATTGTTAAAGGAACGAATGTCTATCCTGAAAGACCAGATTGGTGATAACGGTCACAAGTTGAGTATTGTCGAGACTAAAATTAATTCGCAGAAGAAATATCTTCGTGACTTGAGTTCAATAACTGCCCAGCAGAAGAAA